GTGGTTTTTCATTGGCGACTAAAATTAATACAAAAATATCTTTCATTATCTTTCACACCCGTCCGCGCGGCACTCGCTCGACAGACTGCACTAGTTGCCCGGTGCAATGGTCTCACGTTACCAGTCGATAGAACAAGTTGTTAACCGGAATGAGGGTTTCACATGGCGATACTACGCTGATTTCATAGGTTCACTACATATATTGGTTTTTCATTTTCGAATTTCGTCAATTGCTTTTAATATTCTTAAACACGTATCAGATCCCATTTAACTAGTCGCAAACTAGCATCAAGACTCGCGACGTCCTGACTGGTCACACCACGCTATTGAAACTACTTTTTAAGGTACATCCGCACCCCTACCCGCAGATAGGTTTCGTAGCCGTGGAACGGTCATTTAATGATAAGAACGTGAAAAAGCCCAGAGACTTCCTTCTCCCAATTCTACGTAGATCCCGCTTCTACTCACAGTTTTGCATCTCCCCTACATTTCGCAACATGCCGTACTGGCAATCCGATTTGTCATCCTCCAGATGCTACACATAACTATTTTTTTCTTTGTATCATTGTTTTTCGTCTCCCACCTACACTTTTTGTTCGCGCCTAGAGTCAATCACGTCTAGCTCTCAAAGCTTACTGGCTTATCCCAAAAGGAAATCTGGTTTTGCGCGGCAGAGAAAGGACTATACCTTGGCGAATTTTTTTGTAGGGTAGGAGGTGGATAGGAGGGCCTAGAAAAAGTATACATAATGTTCCGTTGTAGTTTGAGATTAGGCGAGTATCCTGGATAAGACTGTTCTTTGCCCGTTTGGGTCCAAAAGAAGAAGTCCGAATCACAGATCTCTCTAAAAACTACCGCTGGATACCTATATACAAATCTATCCCTAAAACCTACAAACCTCTTACCGGTGTTGGAGAAATTTTTTCCTTTTCTTGCGTTGTATTCTTTTCTGAAAGATTGTCGGTCAATTTCAGGAACAGAGGCAATAACATCCTTACCGGTCCAGTGATCGGTATGCATGGTCTGAACTTCTCTACAGAGATCGTCGAAGGCGCTTAAGAAAGAGGGTTTAGGGGGAGGCCCCATAACCATTTCTAAAGACCTCGTCTCTGTACGGAGAATGGATTCAACACATCTCTGTTTCTTCTTTTTTCCTTCAACTTTCCTGTAACAATATTGCACATATGGCCGGACCATTGACTGCGCACTATCGTTCTCAACACATGAACGGAACCATTTCTTTTTTACAAGCTGCGAGACCCAGAATTTTGGAATATTCGAAAGAGCAAACCCTTTTAAAGACACGAGGTATCTAGCGTGAACGTTTAACAGCCATTTCTGGACTGACAACTTCAAACTAGAGATACCGTCCAAAACAGACGTTAGTTGCTCTCCCACAGAGTTATCTATCGGTCTAAGAAAAGACAAGACAGGTTTGCCAATCATATTCTTCTTTCTATAATCGTAGCATTGACTGTTGAGATCAATGAAGCGGTAGGAAATATCGGTTTTTTTCTCATTTACCACGAGTCCAAACCTAGATGTAACCTCCCTCCATGTCTCGTACATACGAGTATTTCCGGAAAAAATACAATCGTCACCATTAAATCTTCCTTTTCTTTTACTATTAGGACCGTAAACCTCATCGGTAGCGATATCAAAACATGACTTGTTAAGAAGGCACAAGACTGGAAAGGAACATAGGTTCCCCATCATTGAGCCCCGCTTAATTGGAAATTCTTCCATAGTTTTGTCATCGACATACCTGAGATTCACGAACGATCCCAAAAAGACACTCCTTTCTTCTTCCGTCAACCCCTCGTCCTTTGAAAGTTCTTCGACGATGCATTGAACCGCGTTCTGATAGATATTGTCTGTGGCACTATCGTAGTCACCACTTATCACAGGTTCTCCGTATTTACGCGCATCGTCCGCAACAACTTCAAAATCCCCGAGTTTGACATCTCCACGGACTAACCACCCGAACGATGAAAGGAAATTATACAAAGCCCTGTGAACCGGAGTGAGAACACGCTTAACGTACGCAGATTGCATAGTAACTACACGATGTTTCCCCTTGGTCTTGGCAACGCCAAGACGAACAAGAGAATAGTCGTCAGTCCTGTAATCCTTTGGTACACTAAGAGTCCCTCCGAAGAGCTGAGTCTTTTCCAAACATCCTTGTCGATCCGGGGTATATTCATCAAAGTCCTCGATGTCCTTGACCTCCCTCGCAGCCTGTAGGTGCTTCCCCCAACCTACACTCAATTCCTTAATCCTCCTCCTCAGCGAATGTAAATGTCTATCGCAATGAGTTTCCCCATCACGACAATCTTCTTTCATCTTTTCCTTCCATTTAAGTTTAGCGTCGATCGCAGATTTCTTATCGCACTGTTTGCAGGGCGCATCAAAGACCCTCTTTACCCCTTTTAACAAGGACAAAAATTTCTTATGTCTACGTGTTTTTTGCACAAACAGGCGGCTGGACCGCTTCACCTTAAACTTCCGGGCGGATAAACTATTCGCCCAACAATCCCAAACTCCTCTTATGGCTAAGCAGTTGATCCCCTGAATAACAGGGGCTGTGGTGAATCCAAATTCACGAGACACAGTTTCAGCAGCTACTTTAAGAGCTTTGACAAGAGACGCTCCACCTTGACAGGTAGGCGCGGCATTGATCATAGCAGAAGAGTTACTCATAATGCAACTTCGACTAGATCGGAATGCGGAGA